CTCTTGCTGGTCGTGGCGCTGATCTGTTCGTTATTGATGATCCTCATTCCGAGCAGGATGTTAAAACAAACAGTCGACTGGCATTTGATACCGCATGGTCGTGGTTTCAAACGGGACCGCTCCAGCGTCTGATGCCGGGCGGGGCGATCATAGTCATTATGACGCGCTGGTCCTTGCTCGACCTGACGGGACGGCTGCTGGACTACCAAGCTCGCAACCCCGAAGCAGTTCCATGGGAGATTGTGGAGCTACCAGCTATTCTGAACGAGGACGAAGAGAATGAGAAATCTCTCTGGCCAGAGCAGTGGCCACTGGCCGCGCTGAAGTCTACGAAGGCGTCCATCGACCCACGGTATTGGAACGCGCAGTACATGCAGCAGCCAACGTCGGACAACAGTGCCATCATCTCGCGCAAGATGTGGCGGATCTGGGAAGGTGACGAGCCGCCAAAGTGTGAGTACATCATCCAGTCATGGGACACGGCGTTTGAAACAAAGACTAACTCTGACTACTCCGCATGCACGACATGGGGGGTGTTTTACAACGAGTTTGAGAATGACAAGCCGCAGGTGATCCTGCTCGACGCGTTTAAAGACAGGATGGCGTTCCCCGAGCTCAAAGCGATTGCGCTCAAACATTACAAAGAGTGGGAGCCAGACGCGTTTGTTGTGGAGAAGAAGGCTGCTGGTGCGCCGCTGATCCAAGAGCTCAGGGCCATGGGTATCGCAGTTGATGAATTTAGCCCCAGCCGAGGTAACGATAAAATAGTGCGTCTGAATGCTGTGTCGGACCTGTTTGCTTCAGGATCGGTATGGGCGCCAGACTCACGTTGGGCTAGAGAAGTGATTGAGGAAGTTGCGTCTTTTCCAAATGGAGAACACGACGACTACGTTGACACCACCTCTCAAGCCCTGTTACGCTTCCGCAGGGGCGGCTTTATCCGCCTAGACTCCGACGAGCAAGATGACCGGATAAACATTCGCCGCCGGGCGGCGTACTATTAAAGAAAGCTAAGCACATGGCGACGAACATTGACAAAGCCCTTTTCCAACAGCCTGCAGGTCTTGAAGACTTGGCTGTAGCTGAAGAGGCCATCGAGATTGAGATTGTGGACCCGGAAGAGGTACGCATCAAAGCAGGTGATCTGGAGATTGAGATCGAGCCGGGTGAGCCAAGCATCGACGACTTTGATGCCAACTTAGCCGAGTACATAGACGAAAGCGCCTTGGATTTGATGGTCAGTGAGCTGGACTCGGACATTGACAACGACAAGAACTCCCGCAAAGAGTGGGAGAAGGCCTATGTGATGGGCTTGAAACTGTTGGGCCTGCAGATTGAAGAGCGTACTGAGCCATGGGACGGCGCCTCTGGTGTGTTCCACCCGATGATTACAGAAGCCGTTGTTCGCTTTCAGTCAGAGACAATCACTGAGACGTTCCCTGCTATGGGGCCAGTGCGGACCAAAATTATTGGTAAAGAAACGCCTGAGAAAAAAGACGCTGCTATGCGTGTGCAAGATGACATGAACTTCCAGCTCACAGAAGTCATGCAAGAGTTCCGCCCAGAGCACGAGCGCATGTTGTGGAGCTTGCCCGCTACGGGTTCAGCTTTCAAGAAGGTGTACTTCGACCCAAGCCTTGGCCGTCAAACGTCAATGTTTATTCCTGCCGAAGACATCTTGCTGCCGTACGGCACTTCAGATATTCAGACTTGCTACCGCGTCACGCACATCATGCGCAAGACAGCGAACGAGATCAAGAAGCTACAAGCTGCTGGGTTCTACTGCGATGTGGATATTGGTGATCCAGATAAAGCGATTGACGACATCAACAAGGCCAAGGATAAAGAGACAGGCTTTGCTGATCTGAACGATGAGCGCTTTACTTTGTGCGAGAGTCATGTGGACTTGGTCATAAAGGACGATCCGCTGTGCGAGATGGACGAGGATGGAGAAGAAACTTCGGGCATCGCACTTCCGTACGTAGTTACGTACTTGCGCGGATCTAAAACAGTTCTGGCAGTGCGCCGCAACTGGCACGAGGGCGACGATCTCAAACTCAAGCGCCAGCACTTCGTGCATTACCAATACATCCCCGGCTTCGGTGCGTATGGCTTTGGTCTGTTCCATTTGATCGGCGGCTTTGCCAACTCAGCAACCAGCTTGATGCGTCAGTTGATTGACGCGGGCACATTGTCGAACTTACCCGGTGGCTTGAAGTCACGCGGTCTGCGCATCAAAGGTGACGACACCCCGATCGCTCCGGGCGAGTGGCGTGATGTGGACGTGGGCTCCGGTGCAATCCGTGACAACATCATGCCGCTGCCTTACAAGGATCCGTCAGCCACGCTGTATAACTTGCTAAACACTGTGGTCGACGAAGGCCGCAGGTTTGCTGCTACGGCAGACATGAAAGTAAGCGACATGGGGGCCAACGCGCCTGTGGGCTCTACGCTTGCACTGCTTGAGCGTCAGCTTAAAGTCATGACGGCTGTTCAAGCGCGTGTGCACTTTGCCCTGAAGCAAGAGCTGCAACTGTTGGCGGTCATCATCCGTGACTACACAGCAGACGAGTACACATACGAGCCAGATGGTGAGCAAGGACCTCGTGCTAAGAAGGGTGACTATCGTCACGTAGACATCCTGCCTGTGAGCGACCCGAACGCAGCAACACTTTCCCAGCGTGTGGTGCAGTACCAAGCAGTGATTCAGTTGGCGCAGTCTGCACCTGATATTTATGACTTGCCCAAGTTGCACCGTGGCATGCTTGAAGTTCTAGGCATCAAGAATGCAGACAAGTTAGTGCCGATGGATGACGACTTGAAACCAACCGATCCCGTGTCGGAGAATCAGAACGTGCTCAAGGGCAAACCTGTTAAAGCCTTCCAGTATCAAGACCATGAGTCACACATCAGGGTACACATGTCTGCGATGCAGGACCCCATCATTGCGCAGTTGATTGGTCAAAACCCTCGCGCTCCCCAGCTCATGGCGGCTATGCAGTCACACATTGCTGAGCACGTTGGCTTTGGTTATCGTCAGAAGATTGAGCAGCAGCTTGGTATGCCGCTTCCTCCCGAAGACGAGAAGTTGCCACCACAGATTGAGATTGCTTTGTCCGGCATGATGGCTCAAGCCGCGCAACAAGTTCTCCAGCAAAGTCAAGCTGCGGCTTCTCAAGAGCAAGCACAGCAACAAGCACAAGATCCAATTGTTCAGATGCAGCAGCAAGAGTTGCAGATCAAGCAAGGCGAGTTGGCACTCAAACAGCAGAAGCTCCAGATTGATGCGGCTGCCCGAGCTGACGAGCTAGAGCTTAAGGAAAAGCAATTGCAGATTGATGCCGCATACAAGGCCGACAAGCTTGAGGCTGACCAAGAACGTGACGGTGTCCGTATGGGCATTGACATTGCAAGAAGCAGACAACAAGCTGCTATTCAAAATCAAAGGAAAGGTCCCGGTAACCAATGATCTCCGAATTCGCACGCGTATTGCGCGAAAAATTACGCACCGACATGAACAATTACGCCGACGATCTCGCTGGCGGGGCATGTCGCTCTTTTGACGATTATCAAAAACTCTGTGGTGTGATTCAAGGTCTAGCTACTGCAGAGCGTCATCTCCTTGACCTTGTGAAGAAAGTTGAGCAATCAGATGAGTGAAATCATTCTGCCTCCGGGCATCAGCCTGCCAAAGCACATCCAGCCGTTAGAAGTCCCAGAAGACGCGGCTGACGACGAAACAAAAGCATCAGCGCTGCCTACCCCCACCGGGTACAAGCTACTGTGTGTCGTTCCGGAAGTCGATGAAAAGATCGCCGGTACGAGCCTCGACCTTGTTCGAGATGCTGCGACCATGAGAGCGGAAGAGCATGCCACTACGGTGCTGTTCGTAATCCGGGTCGGACCAGACGCGTACAAAGATCCTGCCAAGTTCCCATCAGGCGCATGGTGCAAGGAAGGTGATTTTGTGCTCGTACGTACCTACACCGGTACGCGCTTCAAGATTTTTGGCAAGGAATTCCGTGTCTTGAACGACGATCAGGTGGAGTGTGTTGTGCAAGACCCTCGCGGTTTAACCCGCGCATAAGGAGTAATAATGGCTGGATACAGATTCCCAGATGAGCAGGACGACGACACAAGCGTCGAGTCCAAAAAGGATCAGTCTGCTGATCTTGAAATAAGCGTCTCAACCGACAACGATGTTGAGGTTGAGGTCGTAGACGACACCCCCGAGCGAGACCGTGGCCGCAAGCCACTTGACCGCGAAGTGGCCGATCCTACGGACGACGAGATTGACCAATACTCTGACGGCGTTAAGAAACGCATCAAGGAGTTGACACATGCACGCCATGATGAGCGCCGCGCAAAAGAGGCTTTGTTTCGTGAGAAGCAAGAACTCGAACGCCTTGCTCAGCACATGGTGGCAGAGAACAATCGTCTTAAGCAATACGTGAATTCGGGCACCGAGCAGTACGCAGCTTCACAGCTGTCACTTGCCGAGACCGAGGTTGAGAAAGCTAAACGCAAACTCAAAGAAGCAACCGAAGCGTATGACACCGATGGCGTCATTGAAGCGCAAGACGCGCTGATGGATGCCAAGATGAAGGTACAGGCTGCAAAAAATTTCAAGCCTACCCCTTTACAGGTTGAAGAAAATGATGTACAAACTCATCAAACACAAGAACCCCGTCAAGAATTAGACGAAAAAACTGTTCGCTGGCAGGCAAAAAACCAGTGGTTCGGTTCTCCGGGGTACGAAGAAGTTACCAGCTTTGCACTAGGGCTGCACCAAAAACTAGTCAATTCCGGGGTTGATCCCCGCTCTGACGATTACTTCGAGCGCATTGATGCTCGCATGAAGTCCACGTTCCCTGAAGTTTTCGGTGGGACTGAAGACAGGCCGAAACCCGGCGATAGCTCCAAGCGACCTACATCGGTTGTTGCCCCGGCGACTCGTTCGACTGGAGCACGCAAAGTTCAGTTGACACCCACGCAAATTGCGTTGGCGAAGAAATATGGACTAACCCCGCAGCAATACGCTGTTGAAGTAGCAAAATTGGAGAAATCGAATGGCTGACACAAATACCCGGACCCCCCGTGCACTTGAGGCACGCGATAAAACGACTCGCTATGTGTATACACCTGCGAGTGCACTGCCTGATCCAACCCCTGAACCCGGTATAGCGTATCGCTGGATTGCGACTCACGTACTAGGCGAAGCACAAAACACGAACGTGTCTACCAAGATGCGTGAAGGTTGGGAACCGGTCAAAGCAGTCGACCATCCGGAACTGATGCTGGAAGGTAATGCTAAAACTGGCAACGTCGAGATCGGCGGCCTCATGCTCTGCAAGATGCCAACCGAACGCGCCCAAGCCCGTGACGAGTATTACGCTAAACAAGCGCAGGCCCAGATGGATTCTGTGGATAACAGTTTCATGCGAAACAATGATCCCCGCATGCCTCTTTTCGCTGACCGCAAGTCAACGACCAGTCGCGGTGGTGGTTTTGGTTCTGGTTCAAAGTAATAAGGAGTCTTAAATGGCACTAACAGCAGCACCCTATGGGCTACGGCCCATCAATCGTATCGACGGCATGCCCTATGCTGGCGCTACGAGTCAGTTCTTGATTGACCCCGCTGGCGAAGGTACTAACTTGTTTTATGGTCAAGTTGTTATCATCGGCGCAGATGGTTATATCGCTTTGTCTACCGCTACCGGCGCAGACATCACTACCAATAACCTTGGTGGTTCTGGCGTAGGTGCAATCGGCGTTTTCGTCGGTTGTTCTTATATCAACGCACAAGGCCAGCAAATCTACGGCCAGTACTACCCCTCCGGCACAACCGGCGTGGTGACTGCATACGTAGTTACTGACCCAAGTGTTACCTTCCAAGCTCAGCTGGATGGTTCTGGCGCTCAATCAGTTTTGGGCACTAACACCTTCTTCGCTGCTGTACAGAGCACTAGCACTGGTTCAACCCAGACTGGTAACTCAACCA